GACAGCATCATGACGCCGTCGCTGTCCTGATAGGACGGCGGGTTCAGCGTGACGGCGGGTGCGTCGATCTGAACGATGGAACCGGCAGCGGTGCCGTGAACGATCTGGAGAGCGCCAGAGGTCTTGAGGCGAGCCGCTTCGACCCAGTTGTAAGTGGTGACGGTGGGAGCCTCGAACACCAGCGTTCCAGAAGGAGCGCGGTCGGTGATGAGGCAAGCCGGGTCACACCCAGGGAGATCGCGGTGGACCAAGTTGTTGGAGATATCGAGGCTGAACGACTCCATGCAGAGGCTTTCACCCAGCAGGGTGATGGTCTGTGTGTTGGTGGCGTTGGCCCCCTTCGGAATCTTGAAGTCGCTGAAGTCGGGCGTCAGCGGAGTGGCGTCTGCCGGCGCGACGTAGTTGCCCGTAAAGCGGAACGACAACATCGGGATGGCCCCGCGAGCGATACTGAGGCTGAAGCTGCCCCGCGCACCCGTCATCTGGTGCAGGATGCCGTCCATGTAGACCTCAATCGTGACCGAGTCGAAGTCAGCAGAGACCGGGGTATAAACCGCATCCGTCGTGGCGGTGATGGTTTCTTCCAAGCCGCAAGCCAGCAGCGCATCGCCAAAGGCGGGACGGGTGCCTGCGGTGCCGGAGGAAGCCAGTTCAACATCGAAGCTCAGTTCGACGTACTGATCCAACTGGATCGAAGACGACTGCCCGAAATAGGGGCGCACGAAATCGCGGGTGGCGGAATTACCCGCCAGCGGGGTGAGGCTTACGTTGGAAACGAGGAAGCAATCGGTCCCAGCCAGGGTGGGATCCGTGCCGTAGGTGGTCTCCTTTTTTACGGCGACCAGCGTTTTGTTCATGAATAAGGCCATAGCGGACTCCGGGTGTTACGCCAGGGTCGCTATGTGTTCTGAGTGCCGTTACCGGGTAGTCAGAACAGGTGCCTGTCTATGTTGAGAAAAATCAGTTGGCCTTTTCGGCCTCTTTCATCCAGTCTTCAACTGCCGCAATCGCGCCTTTGAAAACTCTGATGAGCGTCTTAATCAGAATCTTTGTATGCGGTTTCAAGTTCGTCCTCTGTCAGAAGGTCGGGCATTACAAATTCCTGCGGTTCTACCGGCAGAGAGGCTTTCACCTCGGCCACCTCAAGACAGCATCTCGCTTTGGGCGCGGTTGCCGGCGTCACCAATATCTTTTCCCCGGTCTCCGGGTCACGCATCCAGGTAGCCATTACGGCGTCTCCAAGTGGTCAAAATAAAAGGCGTAGGCGTATTCATCACGCCAGACGGTGTAGCCTGCATCAAGGAATTCCATGCGGCCCGCCCGGTAAGTGATCCGGTCGCCATTGCTTTCCGGCAAGTAATCAATGATTGCGCCCCTTACGGCATCCCGCAGGGGTAGCAAATCGTCCAGCGTCGCCGTACCCATCACCAAGCCGAGACGAACCTCAATCTTCTGCAGGGCGGGCGCGTTGACGCGAGTATTGGGCCCAGCCGACTCGGCCAAATCCGTAATCCAGACGGTCGGCCCATTGGCGAGACTCACCGTTTCCGGCGGCAGCCCCACCACCACCTTGCCTGAGAGGCCGGTGACGGTTTCCAATTGGGTGACAATGCCGTCGATGTTCATGCCGGTGCCATTCGGGCTTTGCGAATCCCAGCCGAATCCATGTCATCTATTTCGATGAGGGTGTATTCGGTGTCGCCGTGCGTCACGGAGGAACGCACAGCGGCATCGGGGAAATCCGCAGCGCGGAACATCAGGTGAGCGCCGTTGACCATCTGCACGGTGTTGCCCAGCATCATGTCGTCCTGTGGGATGACAATCGCTGTCCCATCGACGCCATCCATGGTGATGTCGGAGCCGAAGGTTTGTTGCAGGGCGACATGCGCCCTGCTGGCGAGTTGATCAAAGGCGCTGGCCACGATTAGCTCAGGTCGATGGTCAGGACAGCGGCAGGACGGGTGCAGACCATCTTTACGTTGGACTGCATTTCCAAGTACCAGCCCCGGTTACCGTCATCAATCGGGTAAGCCGAGACGTAGTAAGGAGTGCCCATTGCGCCTGCGCCGACGCTGTCCAGGGTGTCCGCCGGAGCGAATGCCTGGATAAACAGGTCAGGTACCCCAATCGGAATGACCTTGGCCGTACCGCTGGCAATGACGGTAGTGCCGACACCCCGGTAGCGTTCCCAGGTGACACCCCCAAAGATCACCTGCTCAGTGGTCGAGCCGCGCAAGGCGCTGGCCTGTACCTGATTGAGGTAAGTCTCTTTGATCGTTTTGCTTTCAATCAAAGCAGCCCACAGGGTGTCATCACACAGGGCCAGCAGGCCGGTGTACGGAATGCCCTTGAGAGCAGATTCCATCGGCTTGATGACGTTGTTGAAGATACCGGAGCGGATGGCGGAGTCGGACGCCCCGAAACCAATCGCTGCCGCCGCCGGCGCATTGCCAAAGGCGTTGCTGGGGCTGTTGACCGCAGAGATACGCAGGTACTCATGGGTCAGGTCCATATCCCGGCGCAGCTTGGCAATGACTTCATCGCGGCGGCTGGTGATGGCTTCACGGGCGTTGTTGACGCCTACGGCTCTCATATTGAGAACCTCATCGGCATAGACCGCGCCATCCTTGCGGAAATGTTCCGTCTCGAAGGTGTACACGTCGCGGCGTTCCAGCACCTGGGCCTTGCTCGGTGTACCCCGCGGGGTGGAGGTCAGCAGCTCGGCATCGTTTAGCGCCTGATCTTCCAGTGCTAGACGGGTGCCAGACAGGGCACGGGTGGTGAAGATAGCCGGGTCAGCCAAGCGGCCCGGAACGTAGGGTGCCTTGGCAACTGAAGCGATCAGTTCATCGGCAGTAAAAAAGTCTGTGTAAAAGTCCATCGTATTTATCTCCCGATGATGTAAGCAGCCGCCAGATCAACGTAGGCAGCCGCCTTGGCCGTGGCATCCACGGCGGCATCCCATTGCAGGGCATCCTTCTTGACTTCAGCCAGTCGCACGATGGCGGTGGCGGAGACATCGGCGCTGGTGGCATCGACGGCCTGCATGAGGATGGCAGTGGCGGTTTCGGAACCGTCAACATTGCCGTCGTCAAACGGGGTGTATTTGCCAGAAGCAGTGATGGTGCCGAGAACGGTGCCTGCTGCGAGTTCACCTGCGCCAGAGACGACGGTGATCTTTTCGCGGGAAATGCTGCCGCCGCCTTCTGACAGCAGTGCCTCAAAGGCGCGATAGGGTTCGGTGTAAGTGGTCATCGATTAGACTCCTGCAACTTGTTTCAGAAGGGAATGAGCCAGTTCAGCCGCACGGGACTGTTTAGGCTCGGGGGTGTTTCCACCGCTGGCAGTTGCGGAAGCGTCTACCTTCTCGCTCCACTGGCGCAGCACTTCAGCGCGGCATTCGTCCAGCGCCTTGCCGGAATCGATCAGCTTTTCAGCGATGGACTCATCCAGCTTGGCTAGGCGAACGGTTTCGCGAATCGAGTTGGCGCGTTTGCGTTCAGCCGCAATGGCACGGGCCACGATGGCTTCGGTGCTTTCGGTTTCAACAAGAGTTTCCGGTGCCTGAGCTTCCTCAACCGGAATCGGGTTTTCGATAGGATCAGACATGTCGTCACTCCTGGTTTTTAGTAAATCAAGCGGGTTGGGGCCGTCGCTGTCGCTGCGGCCAAAGCCCACGGTGTTATCTGCCGGTATGGAGCACAGCGAGATTTCGTAAGGCATCCAGCGGGTGGCGGCGTACTGTTCGTCACCGAGTTCGTGGATGTCCTGAATCTGATAGCCGATACTGACGTTGCGGCGAATGCCGTCGATTACGTCCTGCATGACTTCTTCACCCAGCGCAGAGCGGGAGAAGCGAATGGTGGCGTGGAGCCGCTGGTCTTCCAGCATGGCGCGTTCAACGACCCCCACCTGCTTGGTCGGGTCGTGGTCCAGCAGCACGGCAGCGCCGTCATTCATGCGCTCCAGCGCCACGGCATCCGTCGAATGCTCAAGAATCTCGGTGCCCCACCAACGGGTGACTGGCGTCTCGCTGGAAACCGGGATGGTGAAGCTGCGAGTTTTGATATCCGGCTTGTCGGCCAGACGGACTTCGCGATAATGCAGTTGACTCATAGTTAGCTCTCGACTGGGTCAGTGACCGGCACAGCCTCTGCCGGGTTGCTGGCGGTCTGACGGAAGTCGGACTCGACCTGCAAGCCGAGGCTGTCCAGCACGTTGAGGTAATCGGCGTTCTCTTGCGCCACGGCCTCTGGGTCATAGCCCTGACGGCGGATGGCTTCGGGAATGGAGAGGAAGCCGTTGCGGCAGGCGGAGGCCAGCGACTCGACTTCGCGAGACGGGTCTACCTGAATGCGGGCCGGCGGCGTCCATTCACCCACCATGTCGCTGGTGTCCATGCTGGTCTGCAAGGTGACGGCATCAAGGAACCAACGCAGGACGCCGTTGCAGAAACGCGGGATGAACAGGGTCCAGAGCCAGCCGTCGATGTTGCGGCCCATCTCCTGGGCACCCATGCGGGCGCTACTGAAATTGACCGAGGACAAATCGCCTGTCATGGCTTCATAAGTGACCCCCATGCCGGCAGCGACGCGACGCAGACAGGAGTCGCGGTAGGCCGGGTCTTCACCCGCCGGCGGCGGGTTGGTGAACTCGATCTGGGTGCCGGGGCGCAGGAAGTACATGGTTCCCGGCTGCAAGTCGGGCAGCTCGTCCATCTCCTCGCCAAAATCATTGGGGTCGTTCGAGATCATAAACCCCGCAAAAAGATTGGCCAGTTGCTGCCGGCGCAGGTAAGCCTGTTCGTAAATATCAACGTCTTTCAACGTGGTGATTACGGGGGCGAACCAACTGACGCCGCGCTCCTGGCCAGGACGGTCCTTGCGGTAGAGATGAAGGATTTCGGACGCTGGAACTCGGGTAGTCTGCCGCGCACCCGCAGTGGCGTTATGGTTGTCGCCGGGGTGCTTGCGGAACAGGTGATAGGCGACCCGACGACCAATCGGGTCAAATTCAATGCCGCGATCAAAATCGTT